CAACAAAAAGAGATAGAAGAGCTAAAAAATAAATAATTACTTAGGTTATACTTATATAAACAAAAAAAAATTGAATTTACAAAAAGTATATGATACTTATAATAACCATATTAACATAGGAGAATAAGTTATGGCAAACGAAACACAAGTTGTAGAACCTTCAAATGAAATTAAATTCACAGACGATGAATTAAAAGGATTACAAGGTCTGCAAGACGGATATCAAGAAAAACAAACACTTTTAGGTCAACTATCAGTACAAAAACTACTGATTAATCAACAAACTGAAGCATTAGAAGTACGTATTTCAGAAGTTGAGTCTGAGTATGAAGGTGTTCAACAGCAAGAACGTGATTTAGTTAAAGAATTAAATGATAAATACGGGCCTGGCTCATTAGACCCAGCAACCGGAGTATTTACACCTACACCTGTTGAAGAAACTCCTGAAAGTTAATTTATAAAAATAAAACCCCTTAATAATACATTTTGGGGAACTTACATTATATTTATAGTCGAATAGCTACATGCTGTTTGAAAAATTATAATTATAATAAATAAACAATTAGGAGAAATCAGATGGCAGAAAGAGTAGTCTCGCCTGGTGTATTTACTCGTGAAACAGATTTATCATTCTTACCACAAGCAATTGGTGAGATTGGTGCTGCAATTATTGGGCCTACCACAAAAGGCCCAGCATTCACACCAACCCAAATAACATCATTTCAAGAATTTGAAGAGATGTTTGGTGGAGTCGATGATAGATTTTACACACCTTACACCGTAGAACAATATTTACAAAGTGCAGGAGTCGTAACAATAGTTAGGATTCTTGGATTGGCTGGTTATCAAGCAGATACAGTGCAATTAGTTGCAAAACTTGGTACAGTATCACATTCACTTGCAATCCTTGCACCATCTCGTGGTTCAAGTGGAGCTGGAGATTTATCATATACTAATGTTGTCGGTGCTGGTACTTGGGCTAGTTTTCAATTACAAGTATCTGGTAGTGATGTAACTGCAGAAACATACAATTTGTCATTTAATACAAGTAGTGCTAATTTTATTACTGAGGTGATAAGTGAAGATGCTCAAAGTCAAAAATCAGGTAATTCTAATTCATCTGTATATGTCTACAAGGTATTTAAACGAGCTTCTCATCTTATATTTGGTGCTGCTACAACATCAACCGTATCAGCTAAAAATGAAGCAAATGGTTTAGATTTTCAAGGTGGTGTAACTTCTATTGATGCCTTAGGAAATGAAAACTCATATACTGGTAATGTTGCATACAATAGTGCAAGAACACCTTATATACAATCACAATTAGTTGGTGATGCGAGATATAAACTATTTAGAGTATATACTCGTTCACATGGTAGTGATATAAATAAAGATATTAAAATTGCAATATTAAATATTAAAAGGGCTGATGATGTACCTGGTTCAGATTATGGTACTTTTTCAATTCAAGCTAGAGTACATAATCCAAATGGAACTAATGACGATACTATTTTAGAACAATTTGATGCTTTAACATTTGATTCAAATTCTCCAAACTATTTTGCAAAGAGAATTGGTGATAGATTTGTTGAAATAGATTCAAATGGAAAATTAACCTATTATGGTGATTATCCTAATCTAAGTAAACATATTAGAGTTGGTGATTTTACTAAAGTTGATAGTAATATAAGTCAATTTCCAAAGACAGTTGTACCTATGGGATTTGATATCCTAAACAACACATCTTTAGGAACTACGACAATACCATCAGCTTCATTTAAATCAAATCAAACTAATTCTAATGGTACATTTGACTCTTCCGTATTACATGGATTTGACTTTTTAACTTCAAAGATTAGTGATGATAATGAACAATATCTTGCTCCAATTCCTCTAAATGCTGGAACTGGAAATAATGTAACTATGTCATTGGAAAATTTTACTGGAACTAACGATGCATCCGAACTTGGTTCTAAGTATTCTGGAACAGCTGTACCATTATCACTTAGTGGTTCTGCAACAGCTCAGTTGAAATTTGCTGTTCCTTTTCAATTTGGGTTTGATGGTCGTAATCCAGCAACACCTTATTTCGTAGGAACTGAAATTGTCAATACAAATACACAGGGATTTGATTTATCATCCACAACTGCTAATGGTACTCTAGCTTATAAAAGAGCAATTAATGCTATTAGTAATCCTGATGAATTTGATATTAATTTACTGGTAACACCTGGTGTTATTCATAGATTACATTCAAGTGTAACAAATCATGCTATATCTAAGACAGAAGCTAGGGCAGATGCATTATACATCATGGATTCAGCAGCTTATACTGATTCAGTACAGACTGTTGTTGATACGGTTAATTCATTAGATACTAACTATGTTGCAACATACTATCCGTGGATTAAAATACCAAATAGAGATACTCAAAAACCAGTATGGGTTCCGCCATCAGTAGTATTACCTGGTGTGATATCATATACTGATAGAGTTTCTCATGAATGGTTTGCTCCAGCTGGATTAAATCGTGGTGGGTTGACTTCTGTATTAGAAGCGGCTACAAGATTGACTCACGCTGAAAGAGATGAACTTTATGAAGGTAGAGTTAACCCAATTGCATCATTTCCTGGTCAAGGAGTTGTAGTATTTGGACAAAAAACACTACAATCTAAACCATCTGCTTTGGATAGAATCAATGTTCGTAGATTATTGATTACAGTTAGAAAATTTATTGCAAGTGCATCAAGGTATTTAGTATTTGAACAAAATACCCAGGCACTAAGGAATAGATTCTTAAATATCGTAAATCCTTATCTTGAACAAGTTCAATCTAATAGTGGATTAAGTGCTTTTAGAGTTGTTATGGATGAATCTAATAATACACCTGATGTCGTAGATAGAAATCAGTTGGTTGGTCAGATATTCGTACAACCTACAAGAACTGCTGAGTTTATTGTACTAGACTTCGTTGTTCAACCAACAGGAGCTACATTTCCTGAATAAGTTTAACTTATAACATAATGTATACTGAAAAGCCCCTTTAACTAGGGGTTTTTCTTTTTATAAATAACTAAAAATTTATTTAGATGATATTTATTTATGAGTAGAAATAAACGACTTTTTTAGGAGAATAAAGAATGGCTACACTAGACCCGTCAGAAATAATGTTCACACCGTTTGAACCGAAAACAAAGAATCGGTTCATCATGTACATTGAAGGTATTCCAGCATATCTGATCAAAACTGCAAACAGACCATCGATTCAATTTGAAGAGATAGTCTTAGACCATATAAATGTTAAACGATATATTAAAGGAAAGGGTGCATGGCAACCTATCGATGTTGTACTTTATGATCCTGTAGTTCCAAGTGGAGCACAAGCAGTTATGGAGTGGGTTAGACTATCACATGAGTCCGTTACCGGTAGAGATGGGTATTCAGATTTTTATAAAAAAGATGTTACTTTCAATTTGTTAGGGCCAGTCGGTGATGTTGTTGAAGAGTGGGTACTTAAAGGTGCTTACATCGAACAGGCTAACTTTGGTGATTTAGATTATTCATCAAGTGATCCAGCTGAAATTACTCTAACATTGAAGTATGACTACGCTATCTTACAATTCTAAGGAGTAAATATGAGTTTTTTAAGAGAAATGTTATCAAGTGATGCAAAAATTTCAAGTAAAAGATTTGTTGGTTTTGCAGCTTTCTTTATGTTGATTTGTAGTTGGGGTGCAGACACCTTTACAGCTTTTGAAGTAAAAGATAAAATACTAGAGTGTTTTATGTACATATCCGTAGTGGGATTGGGAGTTACAGCAGCAGAGAAATTTGGTAAAAAATAAATTAGTTTTACAAAACAATAAGTTATATATATAAGTATACAATACAAGGAGTCATAAATGGCTGATTATAAATTTCCCACAGAGATGGTAGAATTACCATCTAAGGGTTATTTCTACATGGATGGTCACCCTTTATCCAAGGGTAAGGTAGAAGTAAAGTACATGACCGCAAAAGAAGAGGATATTCTAACCTCACAAAATTTAATTCAACAAGGAACTGTAATCGATGCACTATTACAGGCTCTAATCGTAGATAAATCAATAAAAGTTGGTGATTTACTGATAGGTGATAAGAATGCAATCATGGTAGCAGCTCGTATTCTTGGTTATGGTAAGGATTATCAATTTGAATATGATGGGGTGGAACAAAAAACAGACTTAACCATGTTAGAACCAATAGACATTGATTTCAGTAAACTCGTACAGGGTGAAAATGAATTTTCTTTTGATTTACCAAATTCTAAACGACCAATAACATTTAAATTATTAAATGGCAATGATGAGAAACAAGTGGATTTGGAAGTAAAGGCAAGACAAAAAATATCTAAAGAGCAAAGTTCAGAACTAACAACAAGGTTAAAGGCCATGATATTATCAGTTGATGGTAAGTCAGAAAAATCACATATAAATAATTTTGTAGAAAACGAATTTTTATCAGTTGATTCTTTAGCATTCAGAAAAAATTTAAAAAGTATAACACCAGATATTGATATGACTACAACAGTTGTTGATTCCAATGGAAAGGAGTTAACGGTGACGATCCCTATCACCGTACGATTTTTTTGGCCTGAGTCCTAAGTATAAATTACAATTACATGAGGAAATATTTCAATTAATATTACACTCAAAAGGTGGATTTACCTTTGGTGAAGTCTACAACCTACCTATATACCTTAGAACATTTTACTTGAAGCGTTTACAGACCTTTTACACAGAAGAGGCCAACGAGCTTAAAAAGGAAATGGACAAATATAAAAAGTAAATTTTTACATAACTGATATTTATTATTGAGTTATAACACTTAATATTATTCGGAGATTTAAATGGCTAAGTATAAAAAAACTGATGAGATTGTAACAGAAAGTTTTATAGAAAAAATATTCACATCAGTAGGAAAAGGGTTACGTTCTGGTGCCTTAAAGACTTTAGCTAAAAAAGACCCTGAGATAGCTAAATCATTAAAAGATTTAGAAAAAACAAGAAAAGAAATAGATGATAGAATAAAAAATCTTCCGGCAGATGTAAGAAAAGCTGCTACATCTGGTAACTATTTTAAATAAAAGGTAAGAATGGCCGAAAGTTCACACGATAGAGCCCTAAATGTCGCAAAGGAATTACATGATCTTGGCATAGAAAGGCAAAAACAACTTAAAGAAGAAGGAGTACTTGCAGGGGCTCTCTTTGGTAGACAAAGAGACTTAGCATCTATAGCTAGTGCAATAAATGCAGATGGTATTGTTAGAAATGGTGTCGGTGAAGATTATTTAAAAACTATAAAAGAACAAACAAAAGAACAAGACGGACTAAACGACGCAATTTCAGATTCTTTTCCAGGTATTGTTAGTCTTTCAAAAGGTGCAGCAACTTTTGCAAATACTTTAAGAGTATTGGCAGCTGCAAATCCATTGTTAGCACTTCTAGCAGGTGCAGTAGCACTATTTAAGTTATTCACGGGTTTAGCAAAAAAGGTTGCGGAAACACGAAAGGATTTAGGAGTATCTGCTGCAGAAGCAATTAAATTAGAAGCTGCATTCTTTGGTTTGGAAAAGGTAGCTGCTTTATCTGGATTAGAAGCTTCAGATTTAAAAGAATCATTTGCTGCAGCCAGAGATAATTTAGGAGCCACTAGGGATGAGGCCTTGGGTTTGAGTTTATCATTAGCTCAAACAGCAATGAAAAGTGGTCAGACAGCAGATCAATTAACAAAAACTCTTTCCTTAATGGAATCAATCTCTGGTGCCAGTAGAGATGCACTTTTATCACAGATAGAAATAACTGGTCAGATGATAGAACAGGCTGGATTGGCACCAGGTGATATATTTAAAGATTTAGCTGATAATGCTGAAAATTTCGCTTCATTTGCTAAAGATGGCGGTATGAATGTGGTTAATGCCGCAGTAGCTGCCAAAAAGTTAGGATTGAATATGAGTGCAGTGTCGGACACTACAGAATCATTATTAGATTTTGAATCATCCATAGAAAAACAGATGGAAGCTTCAGTATTACTTGGTAGGCAATTAAATCTTGATAGGGCACGACAATTGGCTCTTACTGGCGATCAAGAAGGTATGATGAAAGAAATATTGAAACAGGTCGGCGGTGAGGCTGAATTTAATAGATTGAATGTTCTTCAAAGAAGGGCATTGGCAGATAGTGTTGGTCAAAGCGTAGAGAATTTATCCAGATTGGTCAGAAATAATACAGCCACAACAACTGCTGGAACTGTTGCTTCGACCACTAGTGATCCTGTGGTTGGTGTATTGTCAAGTCAAACTGGTATATTGGAAAGTATGGATAGTAGTCTAAGATCAATTAAAAAGGAATTATAATGCCATTGGTAGAACTGAAATCATTACTATCATTACAAGGTGAAAATCAATCTAGTGAACCAGGTAGTAATACCGGTGGTCAAACTCCACAACTAAATGAACAACCATTACCACTCACAAGTGCAGTATTTGCTCCTGTTCCAACCAGACAAGAGATAGATGCTTCAGTTGGTAGAGCTAGATTGCAATCAAGGTTAGTTACACCAACAACTGATTTATCTGTAATAAACAAAAATTTTGGTAGTAATACATTTACAGCTGGTAACACTCCTAGTTTTCCACATAATGAACTAAATGTCGCACCCATACCAACAACCTTATATTTAGATAAAAAACTAGACTTTGCACCTATATTTTCATCCACTAATAAAGCTAACAATACATATAATTTAGGTAATAATCCAACGCCACTTCAACAAATATCAACTGTTGGTATAAATGGACTTGTTAACCATGCTGTCGTTCCAAATCAATATTCATTTACTTTTGTGCCATTAAATAATTCTGATAATAAATTTCCAACTATTGCACCAAACACTGCACTAAAATCTAGGTTATATAAATTACACAACGATGGTAAAACAGAATTAAAAAATAACGGATTTACAAGAAATGGATTGAGTTTAGATAATTATTATACTAAATTTAAAATTGGATCAAACGCAAGAGTGGGTATAAGTAATCAACCTAAAGTTGTAAGAGGTATAGGTCAGAGATGGAGTGATGGTGTTGATTTATCAAACGTAACTGGTGCAGCAACATCTCTAATATCACCACCTGGAAGTAAGTTTACAATAGGTGCTCCTCTAGCCGCTGGAATTGATACTTTGAGTTCTACAGCGACTTCATTTATAGAAGCTGGAATTGATATTTTAAGTAAAACTGCATCACCAGCATTTGGTAGAAATATTAATACCTTTACAAATAGATATAAAGCTGATGTGATAAGAATTGGTAAATTCGCAAATCCAATATCAACATATTCCATCAAACAAAATTTTCTACATAGACAGAATAAATATGATAGGGCATATACCCAAGTTATGGGAATGGGTTCTAATACGGTGAGTGATGACGCATTTCTTGACACAGCTGCTGGTATGGTAACGGCAATAGCTGCAGATAGTGGATTACTAGATTTAAATCCACAGGTATTCAACCCACTATCTACATTCAGTATACCAGGTGTTCCTGGTATGATGTTTAATAGACATGGTAGGAATATAACTGATTTTGGTGCAGCCGGTAACGCACTAGCTGAAGCTGCAGGTGTTGGTGCAAAAAAACTTGGAAGTAAAATAGTAGATGGTATTTCTACAAGAGCTATAGCATTTGCAGAGAAAAGAAAGCCAAAAAAGATTGCATTTAAAGGTATTGACTTTAGTGGGGGTATAGGGGGTTTTGGTGGATTCAATTTAGATGGACTTACAGGTGGTAATTCAGTGCTTAGTGGTGTTAGTGGGTTTGGGTTAAGTCCAGATTTTAGTATGCCATTACCATCAATAAAAGTACCTAAGTTTCAAAAATTAAGAGAACTCGGTGGTTCAATTGTAGATAAGGGTATAAAAGGTGCTAAAGGTGCTGCAGCCCTTGCTACGAAAACCCAAGAAGTTGCAAAAGGGTTGCTTGGAGACGCTGGAAAATTAAGTAAGGCCCAACTTGCAAAATTAGATCATAGAGCATTTGAAGATGTTGGTATAGACAAGGTTAATCTTATTCCATATGGTAGTACAAAATATAAAGATGAAGAACATGGTACATTAGATCACATCCCATTTAAATTTGTAGATGCTCGTACCAATAAACCAATAGTATTCAGAGCAATACTAAGTGGTATAACAGATACATTCTCACCTGAATATTCTCCAGAAAGGTATGTTGGCAGACCAGATATGGTTTATGTTTATCAAGGTACAAATAGAGAAATAAGTTTTAGTTTTGATGTTTATCCAAAATCTGATGCTGAATTGGTTACACTATGGGAAAAATTAAATTATTTAGCTGGATTGACATATCCGGATGTTAAAGAAGGTGTAATGATTGCACCGTTTTCAAAACTAACAATTGGTCAAATGTATCAAGATGCACCTGGTTATATATCTTCATTAGTTTATACAGTACAAGATAATACAACATGGGAAGTTGATTTTGCAAAACTACCGAAGTATATTCAAGTTGCTTGTAGTTTTATTTATATCGGTGATAGAATGCCATCTTCAACTCAGAAACACTTTGATGTACCTTGGGTGGCTTCAGAAACGTATATACAAGAGAAAAATTTAGGCTTAGGTGGTGTAGGAAGTAGTCTATTAGAAGCTTTCAACTCACCCAACCCATCCAACGATTTGGGTGATGTAACAAGAGGCTTGTTGGGTAAAGTAGGATTGTAAAATGAGAAGATATTCAACAACAAGAACAAAACGTGATAAGTCTGGTGTATCGGTGTACAGAACCACTTTATATCCAGAAATACCAATTGAAAATGCCGATCAATTTATATATTCAAAAATTGGTGATAGGGTTGATAGTTTAGCCAGTAAGTATTATGGGGACAATACATTGTGGTGGATTATAGCAAAAGCAAATGGTATAAGGGGTAAGATAGCATTATCACCAGCAACCTTACTTAGAATCCCAAGTGATGTTGAAAAAATAGTACAGAGATTCATAGAATTAAATCAAGAGGGTTAAGTTGTGATTAACTTAGAACCAATCCCAAAGAAAATACAACAAAGAATGTTTCAAAAGATGAAAGCTTTACGCAATCATAACACTTCTGGCCCAAATACATCAAACAATTCCGATGAATTAACATTTGATGATATGGCCACAAGAACCACTTATATAAAGATGGTTTCAAATCAAAATAATCCAGTTACCTTAATGGCTGGTAAATTAAAAAATGATGGTAATATGTATGCAGGTTACGATGTATATTCACCTAGATCGTATGGGCCTGGTAAATTTACAGGTACTGCATTGCAGAATAATAAATTATATGAATCACAGGCACTACTTCAAGGTCAAAGTTTTAAAAATAGAGAATCAGCATTTTATAAACAAGAGGGTGATCATGTAACAGTAAATCAAAATTCAAGACCAATGCCTGGTATCAAATCAATTGATGTTACATTTAAAGGTGGGGTAAAGTCATTGAGAGAAGCAACGATAAGTTGGATTTGTTGGGATTTCGGTGAACTTGATGAGTTGATGCCACATTTTTTAGCTACTGGAAAAACAGTTCTATTGGAATGGGGTTGGGTGTATGGTAGTAAAAACACAGCATCAATACCAAAATTAATCGGTGCCAATGGTAAAATTTTAAGTAATGCATTTGAAGATTATAAGGACATAATCATAGGTGGTCAAGGTGATTTTGATATAATGGTAGGTGTTGTTAAAAATTTTGAATTCACCAATAGGGCAGATGGTGGGTTTGATTGTCAGACTGTCCTACTAAGCACTGGTGTTAGCGTGTTAGATAATACGATGCCAAATATCAATACCATAGATAAGACTCAAAGTTTTGATTTGAATCCAAAGGAAAGTGAACAAGAAGTTCAGAAAAAAATAAGTAAAGCAACAAAGTTTTTTGGTGGAGGGGGTAATAAAACTGGAGAAGTACCAGAAATAATAACACTCAATACAAATGTCACATTAAAACTATTCGTTGATAAGATTGATGATTATATTAAAGGACAGTTTCAACAAAGAGGGGGAACAAGTAAAAGAGATGAAGTTGATTATAAGAGTTATAAAGATGCTGAGGGTGATTTTCGTGAGCTTGCATTTGAACCGAATAAATTTATATCAGAGATAAAAAATAAGCAAGTAACTAATACTTGGATTCGTTGGGGATGGTTCGAGGATAACGTTTTGAATAAATTTTTAGGGATGACAAATAGAAATGGAGATGCCATCACTACATTCAAGTCTACTGAAAAAGTATTAACACAAGGTGGATTCTCGTCTGGCAAGGAACAAAGTGTCCGTATAAGAAATCATCCTGATTTAGAGACAACTGATATAAACAATCACATCTTACCTGGTCAATTTTATGCAGCACCAGTAGATAATGACAATGATTTAGACGGTGATTCTAAGTATATACAGGCATTAGTTAAAATAACAACTGAAAATTTTGATCCATTTGCTTCAAATGCAATATTAAGAGAAACAATAGTAACCCAAGACTATGCTGATCCTATGGCGTATCAAGCAGGTGGCCCAATAATGTCAGATGAGATGATAGATTCTGTAGACATTGGTTCAGGTGGTCAAGAAAGACTTACTGTAACCGAAGATTCTAATGCAGAACAACAGGCGAACCCAAAACCTGGTAGATTTGGATTTCTTAGAAATATGTTAATAAACACTAAGGTTATAAAACAAGCCTTTGGTTCTGAAGGTGAGTTTAACGCAGAAACAATAAATATTACAGAGGCATTGGAGTCAATGTTCTATCTGATCAATCAAGATTTAAATTTTTGGAGCTTACAAACATCAGTTGATTCTGAAAATACATCTCGTGTTAAGATAGTTGATGATTCAACCACTGCAATTGAATTTGATAAAATAAATAGAAACTTGGGTATGTCATCTCTTGCAACAAATACAGATGACAATAGTATAATAATCGGTAACGAGGGTATATTTTACTTTCCAGTATGGAGAGTTGATAGTTTCGTAAAATCACAAAACATGACTCTTAAAATATCTAATGCTCAACAGATGACTGCTATGTATGGTGCAAATATAGACACCACTAAAGAAATACAAAATCCAGGTAGTACACAAGTGGACAAGGGTGCAACTTTAGCAGGTGGGTTTTTTAATGGTAGTGAAGATAAATCAAAGCAAGGCATTGATATCAGATTTAGGAATGAAATAAAAGATGGGAATTCAGATACAGTAAATAAATTTATTGTTGATAATGTTGATGAGTTAGAAACTGCATATGAAGATAAATTAAAAAATTTGAATGAACAGATTGCTGCATCAGCAAAATCAGAAGTTGAACAAAAAATTAATTTTGATTCATCAGTTCCACCACCACTACCCAGAGATTTAACTTCAGCTGAAAAAACAAAAATACTTAAATTTGAAACAGATAACGAAAATAAATTTAAATCATTATTTGGATTTTCAAGAGGTGACCTAACAGATTTATTAAACAATAAGTTTGATGATAAAGGTAGAATGAAGAGTGGGTACATAGGCATGGTATCTAATCTAACAACCAATCATGGTACATCAAAACAATCAGATGCTACAGTTTTAATACCATTTGATTTAGACTTAGATATAGATGGAACTGGTGGGATTTATCCAGGTAATTCATTTCATTCAACATATGTACCGAGTAAATACCAAAAATATTCAGTATTTCAAGCATTTGATATAAGTCATAAGGTTGATAGTAGTGGTTGGACAACAACCATTGGTGGAAAGATGAGGTCAACTTCAAATCTGATATATGAAACCAAATCTCGTGATCAAAAACTTCAAAACTCAATTGAAAACTTATTAAATAGAGCTAAAAAGGAAGAAACAGATAGAGTAAAGGAAGAAAGTAAACGAATAAAAGAAACATTTAGTGGAAATTCAGATGCTGTTGTAAAACGATATGGGACAGGGTAGAAAATATAATGTCAAAATATAAAGAAAAAGTAAAAAAAATACACGATAGCACAGACTTCAAAAGATCATTTGCAGGAGTTACCCAAGTCGGTGAATTCGTATATGATGAACATGAAAGTAGTGTACAACCTGGTTTAAATTATCATGTACACTACACCAATAGCAAAAAAGAGGTTTTTATGCTAGGTGGTTCTCATAGTCCAAGTTCTAAAATAATTAAAAAGGTTGGTGGTGTTAAAAGTTTATTCACCAAGTATTCTGATTTAACATCAAATTCAAAAGATAAATATCCAGAGGGTATTCTACCAATTCCAACAGATAGTGACTATAGAATTGGTAGCTTCACCAGATACTTTACACAACTTGCAAACAATCCAAGTGCAGACATATTTGAAATATCAGAAGAAGATAATGATCAACAAAGTGTACTATATCGATATATAGATTTTAAATGGAGAATATCAGGTACAAAAAATGAAGTCACACGAGATAATCAGATAACGATGAACTCTATAAATTCTGAATTTCAAGGTATAGTTAGAAAATTATTTCCACTACAATTTTGGAAACCACCAAAAAACTCACCAGATAGTTTACAAAAAAAATTGGTATTACTGAGAAGTTCTTGATACTTATATAAAATTAAAAGGTTATAATATG